TCGCATTTCATTGGAACCTTTATCTTCTCCTTTGCAGCTTCTACCATCAGTCTCGACAGTTCATCTGCACATTCCTTTGCATATTCCTCAGGACACTCTGCTATGACTTCATCGTGTACTTGCAAGATGAGTTTACATTTTCTCTCCTTCAGATACTCACTGTTTCCAATAGCAATCATTGCTATCTTCGTGAGGTCTGCTGAAGAGCCTTGAATAATGGAGTTAATACACTGACGCTCTGCGTCTGCGATAAATCCTCCGTTATCCTTAATGCTGATACCTCTTTGCTTGGCTTCTATAATAATGTCTCGTTTATCCTTCACTGACCAAGCCTTTTCGAGTCGTTTAATATACTCTGCTTTGACCTTCTCCGGAACGGCTGTTGATACTTCTTCAGGTGCATCGAATGACAGAGGGTCGAATTCTGCTGGTTGTCCATCTATCATCTGGAATTCATAAGGTTCAAGAAGTAAATCAGGAAGTCTTCTTTTTCGGCCCCAAACAGTTTCCACATACCCAGTCTTTCGAGCCTTTTTCATTGTCTTGTCCATCCACTCACGAACCTTAGGAAATGCATCGTAGAACTGGTCTATGATTTTCTGTGCTTCTTTCGTCGAACAATTTAATTGCTCTGCGATGGCTTTTGCACCGCGTCCATACATAATCACAAAATCCAACATTACTGTTGGCGTGGACTATATCTTCACCCTTTCGGGTGCCTTGCGCTTCCGCCGGTAACTCATCCTCCGGCGTACAATTAGTCTCTACACCTTTTCATACTTCCAAACAAATCCATAACACGATTTACGATGTTCCACTCCTCTACAACACTTACTGATAGGAGTTTGGCAGGATTTGTTGGTCGTTATACCTTCACCAACCAAATAATCACGAGCTTCAACTAAACTATTGAAACGCCTGATTACATTACCTTCCATATCACACATTAAGACGGCTTTGCTGTTCGCTTTTGAAATTCGGGCCTTTGTTTCAGGCGTATGATGTTTTCCCCCAAAAGGATTATCCAGTCCTGTATACTTACCCTTTCGACTTTCGGATATAGCTTTTCTCCAGGCCATATTCTTAGACCGTTTCTCAAAGCAATTATGAGCCTGCTGGCCTGCCTTTATCTTCTCAATATCTTCAGCACTTCGCGGACGAGAAAGTTTTGCTCTCAATAGTTGCTTGGTGGCCTCAGTGTGGTGATAGTCTCTGACGCCTACCCCTCCGCGGCACATATTGTAGCCATTAGGAACAAGAGTATTATATCGCTGAATACACCTAATCTCTAACTCATCCAGAGCATCGTCAGGAATATTCTTAAGCACTCGACGAACGACAAAAGCGTCCTCACCGTACTTACGAATTGCTCTGTGCAGATAAGATCGAGACCTACCACGCCTAGCCTCTTCCAAATGTTGCTTCCATCGATAAAATGTGTCATATTTTGTCTGGCCCACATACCGTCTGCCCGTGACAGTGTTGGTTACGATATATATTTCGCCCATACAAGCACCTCCTTGAGTACATTATAATACATGATACCAAGAAAGTAAAGGGCGAAATAATGAACTTGGCACGGTATTGCCCTGTGCGTACAGGGTTCCACCGTTAGCACGGCTTAAGCCGCACACCCCTGAGTAATAGGGTTCACAAGGTTTGCACTATCCATTTCTGAATAGTGGGGCATAACTGTCAGTCTACCCAAAATGATGCTCTTGACGGAGTCGCGGCGCTTTTTACCTTCTGGGTTCGTTGTACCGTCCGGTCGGAACTCCTTACATTCGTCATAAGGTACTTTATAGATGAAAGAAGCAATCCAGGCGTAAATGTCTTTTCCTTCTTTGTACGCATTAATCAAATTCTGATCGTTACTACAATGAGCAAGAATTCGAGGTTCCTGCTGGGAAAAGTCGCAAGAAATGAGAACATTACCTTTTGCGGCGCGAAACATTCTACGAATCTCTTTATTGTGAGATGGAATGTTCTGCATATTTGGGTCTGAGGAACTAAACCGACCTGTTGCTGCTCCGTACTGATTGAAGGTACAATGGATTCTTCCTGTCTTTGGATTAACTACTTTCGGAAGTTTATCCACATAAGTTGACAAGAGCTTTGCTGTCTCTCTGTAATCCAAGATTGTTTGTGAAAGCGGAACATTAAGAGCAAGCAAAATATCTTCACCTGTTCCTCTCGGCTTCTTCGGGTCCGGAGAGGTGAGTCCGAGTATATCGTAGAGAAGGATAGCAATCTGCGTCGGACTGTTTATGGAAATAGGGTCGGACAATTTATGGTTCGGATTCTTTGCTTTATACTTTTCAATTTCCTCTGAATACATCGAAAGCACTTCGTAGAATTTAGCTTCTCTTTCTTTCAGAATAGCATTATACTTATCCGAAAGCTGTTGAGCAAAGTCCATATCTAGAGTAATGCCGGTATTTTCCATATCAGCAACAATAGGGATAAGAGGCATCTCTATGTTTCTGAATACTTCAAACGGTCCTGGTAGGTTCCTTCTGTTGAGATGCTTCTTCTGGAATTCATACAGTTCCCAAGTCTTAATTGCGTCACCTGCTGCATACAGATAACCGATTGAGATAGGAATCTGAGTGAATGGAATACCTTCAAACAGTTTCTCATATGTGAGAGCCTCAGTGTCTTGAGTTTTACAATACTTTAGATGCAGGTCTTTCAACGCTGCTGATTCATTTTCGTTAAGACACTTTGCAGCGAGCATAGTATCCCAAAAACAACTAACCATTACATTAAGTTTGTTGAAGAGAACTCTTATATCAAACTTGGCATTGTGCATAATCCACTTGACGCCAGCGTCTTCACATTCCTGTAGACACTTTCGAACGACGCTGTCTTCAACCTGATTTGCTGACTCCGCTCCTGTCATATAACTGATATGATGCATCGGTATGTAGGCAGGTTTCTGTCCAGGAGTATATAGACAGACTCCAGCAAGAGTACACAAAATGGGATCAAGGGAGTCTGTCTCCGTATCTATTGCTCCGAACCCGTTTTCCAAAATGGCTCTAAAATAATCTACAACAGAAGCCTCGTCTCTGAGTAAAAGGTACTGGTCTGCGTACTTACCGAGTTTGGTAGAGACGGCGGCGGAGATAGTAGATATTTTATCATATATCCCCTTGCCGCCGCCTCTTACCGTCGGCGTCACAGTCCGTGACTTAGAGGCTTTGGAAACAATAGCGGAATCAGACTGTCTGGTTGCTCGTGGAGGTAAACTCTTGAGCAATCCAGCCATTTAGAAAACCTCCCTGTCCGTTCCTCTCCTACTACCTCTTGCTGGACCTCTTGCAGGTGCATGATCCTCTTCGTGTGCTGCAGGTACACCTCTACGAGAAATGCCGCCACGAGGTGCAGGAGCACCACGTCTTATAGGCTGCGGCTCTGTGAATGCTGTGTCTTCTATTGCAGGGAAGCTCCCTGTATCCAAATAGACTTCCATTTCTTCTGCAGTCTTTTGAAGAATGACGCCACCGAGAAGTTCGGGTTTCTCCATCTCTGTGAGGTCTACAGGATCGACTTGATCCATCGGATAGATTTCATATCGTGTTGCCATATCGCCGGCTTTGCCATTTCTTTCAATCTCAAACACATAATCTGAAAGGGGCTGATAACGATTGCAAAGACTCTGAAGTTTGGCGATAAAATTCCTGCCTCTCTCCCAAATCTTGACCTTATTATCATCGTGCTGATACATGATGACGAAATAAACGGGCTTGACAGGAATTCCTGCTGCACAGAACGGACACTTGTCGATGGGTTCGTCATATGTGCGCAGACAATCGACATATCTTTCTCTGTCTCCGATTTTAACCCTGTGACATGCGAATACATCCAGGTCATCTAAGGTGTTCATCATAAACTGGACACGAGCGACATCTTTGTCGTTCTTCAACGAGAACCATTCCCCGTTGAGACTGCTTTGATAATTTTCAGAGTCACTTAAACTAATTCTCGGCATAGTGATTTCTCCTTTTCAATAATTTTTAGTTTTTAATGAGAGACAACAGATTATTCTGCGTCATTATTTTCTTCTTCTTTCTGTCTGTAGAACAATCCATCTACGATGATTGTCTTCATAAGCGGTGTCTGTGTAATGTCCGTGAATACGAACTTGGCTCTGAGTGACCATCCCCACTCTTTAGGGAACACTCTATCTGCACGCTTGAGGTTATCAGGTGTCAAAGACTTTGGATGACAGAAAACATTGAATCGTCTCTTTGCTGTAGTACACTCGAAAACATTCCAACCGTTATACTTGATGATGTCTCTGTTATTCTTCTCGTCGTATGTGATGTCAAGATCCTGGTCCGCCTGTTCCTTAACGAGAAAGAGGAACTTCTCACGAAGAAGTTCACCAACTCCGGGTGGTCCTGCCGGAAGAGATTTATATTCCTTGTCGGTCTCCTTTTTCTCTGTCTTTTCTTCCTTTTCAGGTTCCTTGATGGTCTCTTTTTCAGCGGGCTTATCCTGAGGGACGATAGTGTACCATCTCAAGAAGGTATTTTCAGTTACCGCTTTGATAGCATCGCCTGTCTTAATTAAGATAGTCGTGTCATCTTGACCGACGACAGTACCTATAGTACCATTCCGCTTGTTGAACACTTCCAGGTTCATATAGTTTTGTTTCATGGTATTCTCCTTTTTAATGGCGGCGTGTATTTTGGGTATTCAACTTTCGTGGAGGCATTTAAAACGGTTCATGGCGTACCCTCCTTTGCATCTACATCTATGGCCTTTTCTATCAACTTAGGCAAACCCTTCCTAACAATTTCAACGGTCGCTCTATCTACAACCTTGTCGATTATTGCATCTTTCTTAGAGTAGATATACTGTTTGATTGCCTTGCTTACACCTTCCCTTATTCCATATTTCGCTTCGCTATTTTCATATCCATGTGTTTCAAGAATGCGTCTTGCGATTTCCTGAGATACTAATTCGGCTATGTAGGCTTCATCAATTTCGATTTCTAACTTCAATTTCCTCAACCTCGCTTTCCCTGATTGCCGAAAGCATTAAACTCAGCAAGTATTTCGGAGTCTTTTGCGTAGGGCACGAGCCACCGGGCTTCGATATATAGCTTGCGCCCTTTTATTTTTAAATTAATTACGTCATCGTCCACGCAGAAGGTATCGCAGAATGCGTCAACCTGATCTGCGTTGATAACCAGCCACAGCCGACCGTTCTCAGTTTCTACTTCTGCGCCTGTCTTTCGCACGAAGTTCCATAGTTGATCTATGTAACAGCGCTTGAGCCTGGCTTTTTCTTCGTCTGAAAGCATTATACTGGTTATCATTTTACCCTCCTCCTCCCCCATTCTCGCTCCGCAATGGCAGTACGGATAACTTTTTTCAGGATTCGTCAATCCGCTTGTTATCTTCCTACCACATTCGGAGCACATATATCTAGCTACAGATTTAGTATCGTAACACCTTATCTGCACCCACTCTCCGGTCGACAAATCCTCTTTACACATCGCATTGATTAAGTCCAGTACTTCATCCTGCGCGTCCGCCCGGCCTCGATCATATTGGTTTATGCTGTGATTGAGTATGGGTACATAGCGGGCAAGGATTGCTTGCTTTAATTGATCCGCGTCTATGTATCTCATTTCGCCACGGTTCCTTCCTGCGTAAGATTTCGTATATTCTGTCATGTACTCGGTGAGCATGCTTGTGCTTGTTTTTGTAAACCGCCATAAAAGTTGTTTACCCTCAGCTGCGTCTCTTGGGGAGTCTAGGACTGAAATAGGCGATTTTGTCAAAATCATAATTTGTAAGCATAACCGCCTTATGAGTTCTGGTATATTCTTTCTGCTTCTCATACGCTGCCTTCTCTTTCAAATACCTTGGGCAAGTAGAGTGGCAGCCTAGATAACGTTCTTTGCAATTATAGCATGATTTAAAATTAAAGGCGGGCATAAGAACTATTCCTCCAATTTGAACTTATTAGAGTCACCTACAAAACCAAACATAGCTATCTCTGCACTATCTGCAGCATCGTTGTCTTTCTTACTGTACTTTTACGTCATAACTATTGTAACACATATAACTAAAATTGTAAAGGGTTTTTCTTAAAAAAACTTAAAAATATTCTTGTAATTCTTCGAAAAATTCATCACAATCATTGACATCTTTACCTTGCGGCAAAGCTAAATAAGAAATTATTTTTGTTGAACCAAGAACTTTTCTTAACTTTGCCGCCGCTCTTCTGCCTGTTTCATCCGGATCCATTGCTAATACATATTTACGCACCGGCAACTTTTTCAATACATCGTACTGATATTCTGTTCCGGTTCCCATCAATGCCATTGAAGGTCGTCCGTGCTTCCAGCAAGTCAGACAATTGAAGAAAGATTCGCAAATTATAGCTTCTGAATATTTACCCGATACAAATCTTTCAGCACAGTACACAGGTTTTTCAACTCCCTTCGGGTAATTAAAAAACTTAAACTTAATGCTCCGGCGAGCCACAAAAGCGGGAGTCTTATCAGCGTAATACACAGGAAAAGTAATGCACTGACTATCAGAATCAAACCCAATATCAAACTCTTCAATAATTTCATCGGTTAACCCTCTTTCATACATATATGGGTGATAATACCTATACCTATCAAGCTCCTCTTCCGTAAAACCTGGAGCAGCCATTACTTGCCGTTTCTCGCCGCGCGATAGGTTGAGCGTCAAGGGTTTCCTGGACTCTACGGCTACTGTTAGGAAGTTTCTTGAAAGCCATTTGCGCCCAAATGCTCCGCCGTCATCGTAATGCCCAAACACCTCTGAAATCATCCGGTCTATTGTACCTGCCCACCCACAGGTGAAACAATGACATAGTCCATCGACAGACACACCGAATGAGGGTCTCCTCTCTTGTCCGTCTTTATGGAACGGGCAATTCGTCATTATATTGTTTCTTCCAGAGGGCTTGAATACTCTGAATAGATTTTTTCCATTTAGATTGCACTGTCTACGAAGTTCTTCTAGAACTTCCTGTTCATCTGCAATCAAAGGGTGTCCATTTACGGTGAACACTTTATCACCTCATTTTCAATTCGCCGACCTTCTCTCGAACGAGTCTGTCTACTACCTTTCCGAGAGTTTTATATCCATATATCTGCGCAAACTGGTGTAGATGATATAAGGTTTGAGGAGCTACGATAATCCTGTTAGACTTCTTCTTGACCTCATTGCGATAACCCACATGAACACCTCTTTCTTAAAATACCTCAGAACCGTCTTCGAAGTCTTCTTTCACTTTCTTAATGTCCTCTGAATTATCTCTTTCTTCTTCCTCATTTGGAATGTATTTAAACACACCTTTATCTACGTCCCAAAGATAAATAAGTTTATCTCCGCTCTTACCATTTCTGTTCTTCCTAATGGTAAGTTCGATTCCAGGACCTTTCTGTCGAACAGCAATTACAATGGACGCATTATATGCGATACCATCTGAATCTCTGATGTTTTCGAGGTCTGGGGCATCATCTTCTTTTGCACCTTCTCTGTTTGACTGACATACGACGATAATTGGAATACCGAGCTCTATAGACAGGTCCATGAGGTCTTCTGAAATATTAGTTAGGCTTGTAGTTCTGTTATCTCCTTTTTGCTTCCGCTCATCCGCTAGGTAACTGATTCCATCTATTCCGAGAATGTCAAGACGATTTGACTCCACAAAAGCTCTCAGTTTCGATACTGTGATATTTCTTCTGAATTCTTTCGGGCTTGCTACAAAGAACGGGATTTCATTCTTGGTTAGATTCTCAATATACTTCTCGTAGTTTGGTTCATCTTCACCTCTTATCAGTGCAGAGTGTGACACATTACCGTAAAGCGTATCGAAACGATAGCCCGTCTTGGTTGCTGACATTTCAGGTTCTATAAGACCTACCCTCTTGCCCATCTTCCAAGCGTGTTCAAGAGTCTTAATAAGAATCCAGGACTTACCTTGTCCGGTACGGGCAAAGATAACAGCGAACTCCTCTCCTCTTTGCCAACCACCTATGATTTCATCAAGTTCTTTAAATCCAGTAGGTATGCAAAACCTATCTTTATTCTCTTTTCGTTCTTGCCACTCTCTAAACCTTTCTTTAGCCTGTGATATAATGTCTACTCCTAATACCACATTATTCTGCATGAGATAAGGTAACTGCGACTGTAAATATTCCGCCGCAGCTCTTGAATCCGTCTGAATAATGTCGGCAAGTTTATTTATGATAGGAACCATAAGAGAGTACAAGTGCTCTTCATTAAATGCCTCGATGAGATATCTGTCTGACTCTGTCACATCTACAATGGTGAAGTTAGGAAACTTTGACAGAAATGTTTCTTTGTCCGGCACATTACCATATTCTCTCAGATGGTTCATAATGAATGCGTACTCATCGGGATATGTAATAAAATAATCCTCGGTGATACCATTCAGAGTTAGAATAGATGCGTTTCCTTCTTTCAGAACTTTGGACAATATTTGCAGTTCAATCATAGTAGACACCTCTCTTATCTTGGTCTACGAATTGAACGATTTCACTTCCGTTCCATATTCTGCTTGCCAACCGTCCGCCAAGATTCTTCGTCATGCTTTCGTAGTCCACATTCCCTGTGAATATATTTGCTTTATTCGAAAGCATGCGGGCGTCTATATAATTGAACAGAATTGCATGATTGAAGTCTGTTAGCTTAATAGATGAGATGTCGTCCCATATGACAAGGTCGCATTTTAATAGGTCTTGTCGAATTTTCACGAATTCTTCATCACGGTTATTGATTATTTCTCTATTTCTATCTATGAATTCTGGAACAGACACAAAGATTCCTCTTCGTCTAAAACCGTTACCTGCCCAGACTTTATTGAAATATGCGAGCATCAACTTAATCGCCCAGCTTGTCTTACCGTTACCGAAGGTGTATGAATATATATACAGATTACCTCCGC